TACATTTGATGCCGCACTTCTACTTGTCTGCCAATCAACAGCATTAGCACCCCTAGCATTACCACCTGCTGTAGTAGATGTAGTAGCTTGTGCTTGTAATGCGCCTGTTCCTGCTGGTTGTACAAATAAAGAACCATTAGACTCTAGTCCAATAGTAGATACTCCACTAAAGGATAGGGTAGGAGTTCCGTAGACTGCTGTAGTGGTTGTAGGGATGTAGGTGTTAGTAACAGAACCAACCTCTATCTGTGCTCCATAGGCTAAAACAGAAGTAGTTAATGTGTTTATTTCAAAAGCTACAGCCGATGCTGATGTAACAATGTAAAACCCCATTGGGGCTGCCGCAGTTGCGGTTGCTGCTACAGTAACGGAGCAACGATACCAACCATTACCAATTGATGTAATAGAAGATGTTGGGGGATTGCCAGTTTGCTGACCAACAGTACCTAATGTTCCATTACTTAAATTAAAGTTTGCAAACGCTCCACCTACTCCTGCTCCAAATCTTATCTGTGCAAAATTATTTGTTCCAGCTTTAAGAAACCACGATTGTGTATAAGTGATTCCTGATGTTAATGTTATTGTTTGAATGAGAGCATGACTAGCACTTGTGCCGTCAGCTAAAACTGTCCAGCCAGTAGAGCCACCAAATGGGTCTGTTACTCCTACAGTTGAGGAAACTGCTGAATTTGACCAAGTAGTAGTAAACGAATTAGACTGTAATAGTAAATTAGCACCAGTACCCCTTAACACTCCTGTCTGTCCTGTAATCGTAGTAGCGTTTACAGTAGATGGGGTAGTAGCACCGATAGTAGTGCCATTGATTGTGCCGCCTGTGATGGCTGCAGCAGTCTTTTCTACTTTGTCTGTATTAAGATTAGTAAAGTTAGCATCTACCTCTACATGGGTAAGCGGAGAGCCTTTACCGGCTCTGGTAACAATAGTAGACATATTAAGCTAAGGTAACTGATAGATTACCGATTGCGATCTTAAATACATCTCCTGTTTCTATTGTTTTAGAACTGTCTAGTGCAGTATGGTAGTACAGATTACCGCTTGTGCTTGCATCCAATATTCCAATATGGCTTACTGTTCCCCAAGTCGATGTGCATTGTGGAAACTCTACCGCAGCAGAGTTTGTAGATACACCATTGCTCGACGCACCAAAAGTTACTGATTGGCGAGCATACGATCCACCACTTACCTCTGTGCCTGTACCAGCATCTGTTGGGTCTGCTGTATAAAGACCAACATAGACTGTTGCAGGAGAGGTAAAAGTTGTTGCTCGTAGAGTTGCATTGATTAGTGCGTTCTCTAGGTAGTTTGACATTTCAGCCATAGTATTTCCTTATCGTGAGGTTACGCGCATTTGTAATGGAACACCCGAATACTCGCTATTTTGGTCTGCATCGGATATGTTTTTAATTGCTCTGTCGTACAGGGTTGCCCATGTCTGACTTCTTGCATCATTAATTAAGTATGGCTCTGCTTCTAAAAGCGAGGCATAGAGGAGAGCATCTGGATAATTAGCAAGAAATACATTGCTTGCATTACCAGTAGACAATACAGTAGGTTTAGCATAGTAGAGAATCTCCAATGTATACGCTGTGTCTGGCTTTGGTGCTAATTCAAACTCGCTTGCCAGGATTGTGTAATAAATTGGTTTGCCACTCTCGTCTGCTGGAGCATCTCTAGTAAACAGACTAGGAGACATATAGGTAATAGGGTATCTTGGGTTGCCTTGGATATGCAAATCCCGAATCTCTAAAAAGTCTGTCGGTAACGCTACTTTGCCATCACCACTTACTGTTAATGCTGTAGCTGACTCTAACATCTGTCGAGTGCGTAGGTCTCTAGCCATGCGTAACTCTGCAAAGCTAATAAAGTCGGGGATAACCGATGTTAAGTCTGATCGACCTAAGTAGTTAGCCACCGATGCTTTAAGATCGGTAAAGTTTGTATAAGCCATGATTTCCTAATCTTTTGGTAGTTCGATGTTATGCCATCCATAGACATACTGCCCAATATGCTTTATCTGTTTGGATAGATCGTGATCTACCCATGTATCAACTCCTGCATCCTTTGCTTTAATGCAAAAGTAAATGTCCTCGCCCAGTATCTTGTTGTTTAAAAGTTGTTCAAAGTAGAAGTAGGGTTTTTCCATCTTCTTAATGACACTCTGTTTAATCAACATAATTCCACAGCCAATCCCATCTACTCTCTCAACGCCTGACTTAGCGTTGGAGTAAACAGCTACCCAATCTACAGAGCCATCCTCGTTAATATGGATGTTCCTAGCTGTAGGGTTAACGGGTTCTGCCCTTGTAGTTGCGTTGACCCCGATAATATCTTTATCGTGAGCCATTAATATTTTTAAGGTATCTTGTGGAAACCTCATATCTGCATCTACAAAGAGCAGATAGTCTGCCTTGTTTTCTAGTGCTGTTTCTACCAACTTATTCCTCTGGTCAAATATTAGCGTTCCAGAGCTAGTAAACAGGTCTATATCGTGTTTTGTGGTCTTAATGGTATACGCACACATTGCTACTAAATCAAACGCTGTAGCGACTTCCATTTGCCCTCTAGCAGGGATTAATATAGCAATCTTCATACTTGACCCCCTCTAGTTCTAAATACCTTATTATCAGGGTTATTTAGCCACTTCTTGAGGGCTTTTTGGTCAGTAATATGAAAGCCTCGCATAATTCCCATTACATTTAGAGTCTCAATAATCTCCAAAGGTAATGATGCTATTTTATTCTTTGCATCGTATGGGGTATCTCCCCATCCTGTCTTTTCACTACGCTGATTATATTGTTCCTTTGTATGGTTAATAAAATCATCTAATTGTGTTTCTGTCTTAATAATAAGACCGCCCTCGCCATCTGCGTAGGCTGTTTTTACTACTCCGTTTACTACACCTAAGTTACCTCGTTTGCCGAGTTCTGACATAAAGACTCCTAGAAAGGGGGCAGGTTTTGCCCACCCCCTATTCTACAACTTATCTACTATTTATCAAGATAAGTCAAAAGCACCACCATGAGCAGCTTCATTGCGAACTTCGAGGGTCAATTCAGCCAAGATTTGTTTCTTGTCTGCATCGCCTACTTTAGCAATGTCGTTGGTCTGGAATGGTCGCAGATACGCTAATGCTGCATACTCAGGATCGAGTACGAGGGCATCACGAGTACGCTGGAATCTATTTGGAACAATTTGGAGAACTCCGAAATCGCTTTGATAGAGATCAGCGCCACTAAGGATGGTTGCTTGACCACTTGTAGGCACTTGGTAACGCTGTGCTGCCAAACCAGTAAAGCCTGATACAACTTGCTTTTGTGTTGGGCTAACAAACAAAGCTGAAGGTGTGCCACCGCTTGAGAATACTTTAGCGATAACATCTTTAAGGATGGTCTCGGTAAATGTGCGGGTTGATCCATCTGTACGAGTAGAAACACCAAGGGTTGTTGGGTCTACACCAGTAAGTGAAGTACCATTCTTGCTTGTGTTGGTCTTGATGTACGAGAGCAAAGAACCCATCTTACGACCAGTTGTACCAGAAGTACCTGCTGCTTGACCTTGGTTTGCTGTGATGATGGTTTCGATGTCGCGCTTGATCTCAGCAGATGCTTTAGCCAACTGGTAAGCCATCTCAGATTTACGACCAGCAAGGTCAGAAGCCAAGAGAGTACCAGAAACCATAACAGTCTTACCTACGATCTGTGTCAAGTTTGCGAGACGGGTTGTTGGGGTAATAGTACCCTCAGAAGCGGATGCACCTTCAACTAATGCGTTGGCTGTGGTTGCTGCTGCGAGACTATCAGTTTGCCATTCATGCGTAACCGATGTTGCTTTGGTTTTGCCAATGGATGACATGATTGGGGTGTCGGTAGGGCTGATGTCATAAATAACATCTGTTAAGTCCTCACGAGCACCAATTGCTGTGTAGCGATCATATGCTGCCATGATTAAATTCCTTTATAAAAATCGTTCAAATAAACGAGCTGCATCTTTTTTATTGCCAGATTGGCGTAATGCTGCTCTATCTTTTTTTGCTGTTTCATTCTCGGAACTCTGCGGATTAGATGTTCCTGGTCGAATTGTCTTAGGAGCATTGGCTACTTTCTTAGAAGTAACACCTTTGCCTGCCATCAACTTATCGTACTGTGCTGCTTTATAGAGGGCTAGTACAGCGCGACTATCGTAAACCTGAGACAACTCTTGATCGGTAAATCCTTGAGCCTTTGCATAATTGCGTATGTCTCTACGGATTACTTCGGCTTTCACATCGTCTTTAAACTCTGGGATAGCCTCTACAAGTTTTGCCTGTTCTGCTTGGATATGCTTTTGCAACTGTGCTTGAGTATAAGACTGCTGTTCTTGCTGAACTCGCTGTCTTTCCATCTGCACCGCTTGCAACTGCTTATCTCGTTCCATCTTCTCTCCCATTGCAACTGCGTAAGCAATCGGATCTTCTGCCTTGAGTGATGCTAAGTCTTGGCTTTGATCTTGTTGCTGTAACAATTGTTCAATGACTTGGAGTCGTTGGGCATATGTTTCTCTAGTCTTTGCTGCTTCATCAATCTTTACTCGATCAGCTTCTACAGCCTTTCGTTGTTCCGCTAAAGATTGAGTTTTCTTCTGATAATCGGCAGTCCTACTGTAACCATTCAAAAGCTCATCGAGGCTAACTTCCACTTCTTCACCAGAGACTTTAACTCGGTATTTGGGGAGTTCCTCTACTTCTTCTTCTTGGCTTTCAGCTTCTTCTGCACTTACATCTTGCTCCTCGGACTCGGCAGAATACTCTGCCTCACTAGGTTCTGGTTGGGCTTTCGCCTCCTCCGCTTGTGGTTCAAGAAAAGACATAAATGCATTAGCTGCACCTGATACAGAATTGTCTACACTCCCTTGTGGGTTGGTGTTTTCACTCATTTTCGACCTCTATGGTTGTTAAAAAACCTTGACTCGCTTCTTTTCAATTTCGCCATTGTGTGCGATTGATTGAATAGATGCTTCAAATTCTTCTAGTGCCTTTAGTTTGACTAAGGCTCTTTCTCTACCTTCTACATCATGCTCGGCAGAACTAAAGATATACGATTTGAATGAGTCTTTCTGAGCCTGTAATAGCTCTTGGAAAAACTCATCGCCTAATAATGTTTTAGCTCTGTCGGTTGTATTCATCCAGGTATCCTGACATCTCCGCTAATTTTAGCCCCGATTTGTGCTGCCTTCAATTGGGCTTCTGCTTGGAACTCTGCTGTCTTGAGTTCTAGGTTAGCTGCTGCCTTCTCTCTTTCGAGTTGGATAGAGGCTGCTGCTTTTGCTTTAGCGATTTCGATGTCGTTAATTGCTTTGGCTCTGTCTGTTTCGATCTGTGCCTGTGCCTGTTGCATCATCATATCTAACGCAGGGTTAGGCTGTTGTTGCTGTGGCTGTGGCTGAGACAACTGTTGGTCTAGCTCTGGTGGAATCTCTTTGAAGAACTCCATTGAGTCTTTGTACCCTGCTGCCTCGATAAACTTACCAAGTGTATTGCGATACTGACCCACGCTTACTAACGGATTAGCAAAGCCTTGGGTTGTCAGAATCTGCTCTTGTTTTTGCATAACCATCGCTGCCATCGCCATCTTCTGATCTTGGCTACCTGTGCCTAGACCGACATTGACTGTTACATCGTAGTTGTTCTTCCACTCTCTTGGGTCGATAGAGACATACTTGCCTCGTAAACGAATGACCCTTGGCTTGTCCTGATACTTTAGGATTAAGTGGAAAATGCCTGCAAATAAGTCTTTTACACCTGTATCGGCAAAGATTCTAGCAATCATCTCTATACGACCAGAGCCTGCTTGTTGCATTGCTGCAATCGCTGTGGCTGTGGTGTTTTGTAGAATGTTAGGATCTATACCTTGGCTTGTAGATGTAACACCTGAACGCTTCTGCAATACCTGATCCATGTAATCTAGCATTGGGAACGACTGTGATGCTGTTGCCGGTACAGATAATGGTTGAACCGCACCTTGAGACTTAATCCGAACTACACCGCCAGGCGATGAGGTTAATAAATCGTCTAGGTTTACTTGTCCATCTAGGGCTGTAACCCTAGGCATATTGGTTAGATACAGGTTATCTAGGATCTGACGAGTAATCGTAGACTTGATAAGCTGTATGTCCATTGCTCTGTCGGCTAGACTCTGACCAAAGAACTTGTGTGGCATAGGAATAGGGCAGATGCTTGCAAAGGGAATGTGATCTGTTTCCTCGTTGTCAATAATCTGATCGCCTGCATAAACTACCTTACGGAGTTCTGCAATCCCATCACCATCAAAGTCGGTACGAATATAGCACTCGAACAACTCTACTTCTTGCATCGTAAAGTCTAGGCTTTGTGTCTCGTCTGGCATCTCGCCTGCGCTGTACCTAGCTACTCTTTCAGGAGTATATGTAAGGTCGTTGTACGCTGGCATCTTGTCCACTTGCTTTTGTGGATAGCCCATAGCAATTAAGTCTGAACGAGTCTTGACTGTGCGATGTGCGACAAATTTAGCGTTCTTAATGCTCTTATCGCGCTTGGCGATTAAGAACTCCTCTGGTGGCACATTCTCTACACAGACCTTACCGACTTCTTTTTTCTTCTTAATGACTACATTGTAAGAAAGGATAGGCATACCCATTGGGTCTATGCCGACTTCCTCGGTCTCTTGGCTGATTAACTCCATCTCGCCATCAGCAAACAGAAGTGTTAGTTCTTCTGCGTTCAGACCTTTGTATTCTTCCTTGGTAGGATCTTCGCTATCCTCCCACCAATACTTTACGATTCCATTCTTCTGTAGAAGTGCATCCTTCATCCAGTTATGCATGAGGATAACACCATCGTTATCGTTAAAGAACACATAGTTCGTAAGTTCGGTAGCTTGCTTGGCAAACTCCTCGTCTCCAGGCATCCTTGGCTCAAAGCGACCTAATTCATCTGATCCAGCAAAGATACGCATTAACTGAGGTAATGCACCATCTACGACCTCGGCTACTTCGCCTGTTACGATCTTAGAACGACCATCTACCTCGTTGCCATACTCGTAACGATTGTAGTAGTTGATCGCCTTTGTGCGTTGCTCTACTGTTTCGGTCTCTACATAGCCGATAGCATCGTCTATCTCTGCTTCGAGAATGACCTTTAGTTTTTGTTCATCCATTTATACGATCCATGAAGTTTTTACTGTTATCGGTTGCGACCAAGTAGTGTTTTGTTCCATTCCTAACGCAAGATAGCGCATAGAATCTGAGCCATGACTAGCCCAATCGTGCATTGGCTTGTCAAAAAAGACATTACGCTTTTCGTCATAATCGCGCCTATAGTTCCTAAGACAGTCTAGTCCTTGCTTTACCTGTGGCATATTGAACCAACATCTCGGTAAGAGTCTACGGACTGCCTGAATACCATCATCTACAGAAAGTCTTGGCAGAACCCGAACATCTAGTCCAGCTTCTCTCAACACTTCCAATCTGCTCTTGCCTGTGCCTAGTTCTCTTACTTCTACATCGTGTGGTAGGAGTTGCTCTGCTTTCTCCCACTTGTTATCTTTTAGCCAGTTGACATACCAATCGAGTCCTTGACCATGATTCTCTACATAGTCTAGTAGTCTTACTTCTTGTCCTGTTGCCTGTGCCACCCATAACGCTGTGCTATCACCCATGCCCAAATCCCAAGCCACATAAGTTCTACAGAGATCATCTCTCGTAATGTCGCAAAGTCTACCTTTTTCTTCGAGGTCGTTGATGAGTTTGCCATAGTAACTCCCCTCTACTGCTGCGTTAAAACTACACTCAAACTCTTGGTTGTACTTATCGTCTCCCATCTCTTTCTTAGCAGACCATAATTCATCTAAGTCTATTAGCTTTGTTTCGCTTGCCTTGAACTGTAATGCTGCCCATCCTTCTTCTTTGCCTGCTCTGTCGAACAAGTCCTTGAAGTGGTTATTGCCCTTGGGTGTGCCAATAAACAGACAAAACCCTTTTCTGTCTGCCAAACTGGGTCTCAGGATCTCGTTCCATATTTTTGGGTTCTGATCGCCTATCTCATCTAAAACTGATCCGTCAAAATATTGACCTCTGAGTGAGTCTGGGTTGTCTGATCCGTATAACTGTATTCGTCTACCAAAGAAGTCTACTCTTAACTCCGCTATATTAGCTGTAGCATCCAATGGTCTTACAAAGTTTGTAAGGTAATCCCAAGCTACTCTCTTAGCCTGGCTATATGTCGGTGCGATATACGCATACCGAGGGTTAGGTTTGTCGTTCTCCATCGCTGCTTTGATTAGCGCGTTTAGAGCCTGTACTGTCTTACCCATACGCCTATGTGCCACTACCACTACGAAACGATTGTTCTCCATCGCCTCATGGATCTGTAACTGAGGTTCTCTAGGCTTGTAAGGGATAACGACTCGTTTTACCTCATCGTCTGCGTACTCTACTTCTCCCAAGCGACCACCATCTTAAAGATTCCACCTTCTGCATTGCTTAGCTCTGTAGTGTTAACAGGTTTACCATCTATCCTGTCCATGACTTCCTTGATTGCCCAAGGCTCTCCGGCTTCTGCTGACTTAACTAACTTCTCGGTAATGTTCCTAAGTTTCTTTCGATCCTCTTGTACTAGGGCTACTCTTAGTGCATCGTAAAAGAGCTTTCCCTTTTTACCATTCTGGTTGCCTGTAGGTGCGCCACCTTTATTAGTTGGCTCAACTTGTAGATTATTGTTTTCTGTAGAGTTTTCCATTCCATTCCCTATGGGTTGATGGTTGATGATGTTGCTATTCTACAACAGATTTAACTAATACTACCTTCATGCTATCTACCATCCTAGGTAGGATTGTTAGCATTTGGTCTGAGATGTTCATTTCTTCAGCTAGTTTGCTTTTGACCAACTGGAGTTCTTTTACAACAAACTTATCTTTCCATCCTAGATACCAATGCCAATCTGTGTAGTAGATCCAACTGTTTTCGTTAAATGCTCTGACATGGGTTGGGTCTTGCCATGCTCCTAGGCTTAGATCGTATGGCACATGGATGTGGAACTCTCCACCTTCTACAAGTAGATCCTTGCAGTTTGTCATTGCCTTTACTAAGTCTGGGATATGTTCTAAGACATCGTTAGCAATAATCTTAGTAAACATTCCTTGTTCTACTTTTATTTCTCCGAATCTTGTAGAGATTGTTTCTCCCCAAGGTATCTTGGTAATGTCTAGCACCCAATCTGGTTTCTTGCTTTCCTGTATGTCTGCGTTTAGACAGTCCTCTCGGAAGTCTTTTCCGCTACCTAGATTAAGAGTTTTTTCTGTAAACGACAATAAAGTCTTTCCAATAGCCTTCCATCACAGTAGTACATTCTACAGTAATGTCGTATGCGTTTCGCTTTGCCCAAGTCTTTAATGCCCCTGCTGCATCTGGATAAAATCTCCAGCAATCTACAGGAAAGGCATGATAATCACCTACCGATGGTGCGTTAATGTAAAACAATCCTCTTGGTTTAAGTATTCTGAGTGCTTCTAAAAATGTTAGCCAAAACATTTCTGAATGCTCAAAACAAGAGCTTGTAACAATCATATCTGCATAGTTATCTGGCAGAGGGAATGTATAAGCATCCTCTAGCACAATATCTACACCTTTTGCTTCTTGAAAATCTAACCCTACATAGTTGCTTGGTGGTGCTACATCTCTGATGCTTCCATTAACATTTTGAGAACCTATTTCTACAATCGTAGGGTTTACAAATTCACTTGAATAACTTTGGAAGAACGCTGTTGCTGATTGCATTGCAGTTGGATGCATTTACCACTTAACCTTGTCTGCCCAGTACGCTGCACTCATCTTGCCCTTGGCTATGTTCTTAGCGTGTCTTGCCTTAAATGACTTTCTTCTTGCCTTGTCAGCTTGCGACTCACCTTCTCTTGGTGGGCTACCTGTCATTCCTTGCTGACCAAAACGGATGGTCTTTACCTTATCGCCTTCTTTTGCCACGACTACATGGCTTTTAGTAGGGTGGCTAGGTGTCTTTTTGGGTTTGTTATACCCTGCTACACCAATCCGTTCTAGGACTCCTGCAGCTTCTCTAATCTTCACTTTTTGTATCGAGCAGACTTACCAGCTTCTGACAGCGCGATAGCAATAGCCTGTTTAGGGTTCTTGACCACCTTCTTAGACTTGCCAGAATGTAGCTTTCCTTCTTTGTATTCGCCCATTACCTTGCCAATCTTTTTTTCTGCCTTGGTCATCTTCATTTTTTAGCCTTTACTGGTTTAGCTGTCTTAGCTGCTTGTTTAAAAGCCTTAGCTGTTGGCGCACCGGCTGTGCCTGGCTTACGCATCTTCTCGCCTGATCCTTCGGCTATTCTTTTACGCTTTGCTGCGATATTGCTGTAGAGACCCTGTTTCATTCTTCTTTCCCTTCTTCTTCCATTTCTTCTTCGCCTACAGCTTCCCAAGCCATGCAGCCTCGTTCACCTTTGCAGACAAAATCGAATATCTCGCAATGCCCCATGCCTTTAGGCACTCCGCACTTGCTCATTTCTTCGCCTGTTTCGTAGTATTCACAGGCTTTGCACTTGCCTTCACCATCTTTACGATCACCATAATCGGCTGTAATAACGGCTTTTTTCATGTTGCCTTTGTTAATATCGGCATCCATTGTAGAGAGTGGGCAAGATTCGGTATCCGATTCCAATAGACCGCCCTCGGACTTTTCAGCCATCTTAGGCTCTTTGCCAAGGAGTCCAATCATTATTGACATACCTTTTTTTTCCATATTTCACCCAAAAAAAAGCCCTATTGCTAGGGCTATGAAGAAGAATCACTAAATTCTGGGTGCAATTACCCAAGAAAATTATACAAGTGTTTTTTACTTTTGTGAAGTAAACCATTGTTGATGTAGTTCCGGCATATTTTCTTTTATCCATTGCTCTGCCTCTCGATGGTTCTTGCCATGATCCATTCCGATAGTCTGACTTCCGACATGGTGGACATAAGACCGACTGACATAGTTTTTGTATCCGTTTGCCCTTATTTCTAAGCATTGAATGTCATCCGAAAACCAATTTATAGGCTTGTAATCTACCCATTTGTCCTTATGTATATAACCGAACAGAGGAGAAACAATATCTGTAGGAATTATTTTCCCTTCTTCTACATATCGGATGCCTTCCCTTTGCTTAAACTCTCGAATGTTTTGGTAGCCACGAACATAGTCCGATTTAGCTGACACCCAAGCAGTATCCTCTGGCAGTAGTTCTACATCCTTTAACATTAAACAATAAGAACTAGGGGTTAATACTATGTCATCGTTGGCTACGATTACCTCATCAAACATTTGGTAAGCACAATGGACTACTTGGTTATATGACTCCCCAAAATTATTGCCTTCATTCCGTATATTGATAGTCCTATGCCTAGGAAGCCTTAGATCGCTTCCAGAGACGAAAACAGTAACATCTAGTGGCACATACTGGTCTATGCTTGATAACAGCACAGGGAGGCATTTAGCAGTCTTAGTGGCTATTACGATTGGTACATCTCTCACAAACGAATCTTTCATTAATCCCATTGTTGTAGATTTCGAAAATCCCATTCTCGGTTGTCTTTCTCTCCTGACACCTTGAGCATATCCGCATAGTCCTTAGATTTGGTTTTCTTGTCGAGTTGGTCTTGGAGTCGCTTTTTAGCATTGTGTAGGTCTGTTTCGAATCGCTTTGTAGATATTCTAAGGTGATGGGCTAGTTGATTCTGACTAGCGTATGGGTGGCTTATATAGCGAGCCTTTAGCATCTTTCTGAGTTCTAAGGGTAAACCCTTAACTGCTTGTTCTATTAGCTCCCCATCTCGATTATCGGGTTCGTAGTGCGGTTCTTCTGGTGCGTAAAGGTTGCCAAGTTCGGGAATGTAGTTCTTTTCGAATGATCGACAAGTAGAGTCTGGCTGTGGAATAACTGATCCAGAGACATACCAAGCCCAGTTTCGTAAGCGGTCATCGAGTGTCATTCACATTCCTGTGTTTAATGAATTGTATAATTGTATACAAATTTTCTGTATTATTTCAATATGTTAACTACTTTGGGATATTTATGGCTAAAGCCTCCTGCACAGATGAAGAATTTATAGCCTTTTGGAAAGAACATCAATCCCCCGAAAAAGTTAGTCAAGCTATCGGTATTAGTGTACGCAATACCTTAAAAAGACGCAGAACTATAGAGCATCAATATGACATTATTTTAGATGCTTTGACTCCAAGTGGGATGCCTAAGATTTACATTCCTGATGAGCAAACGCAAGCCAATATCACAATTGACAATGGTGTAATCTTAGTCGGATCGGATTGCCACTATAACCCAGAGTACACCACGACAGCCCATCGAGGGTTTGTTGAGTTTGTAAAGTATCTAAAACCAAAGATTGTCATTCTTAATGGGGATATAGCCGACTTCGCTAGTATTTCACAACACCATCGCATTGGTTGGCAGAAAACTCCTACAGTCAAAGAAGAACTAGACGAGATACAAGAAAGACTTGGGGATATTGAAAAAGTAAAACCAGCAGGTTGTAAGTTAATGATTACGATTGGTAACCATGACTTACGATTCTCCGGCAAGCTGTCTAACATCCTACCTCAGTACGAGGGCATCAAGGGTTTTGATATTGCTGACCACACAATTCATTGGAAGTGGTACTGGTCAATCATGGTCAATCAGACCTGTATGATTAAACACCGCTGGCACAACGGCATCCACGCTGTGTACAACAATACAATGAAATCAGGTACAAGTTTCGTCTCTGGGCATCTACATTCCCTCAAGATAACTCCTTGGACAGACTACACCGGCACACGATATGGTGTAGATACAGGAACTATGGCTTGTATTAAAGATAACCAGTTTGCGTACACAGAAAATAATCCTGTCAACTGGCGGGCTGGTTTTGCAGTATTGACCTTTATCAATGGCAAACTCATGCCTCCTGAACTTGCAGAAGTTATTAATGAGGATGAGGGTTTAATTTACTTTCGGGGTCAGTTGTTAAAAGTATGAAGTTAACCTCCACTATCCTAAAGAATATCTACAATATGCTTGTGGTGTGTGAGCCCTTTGATAAATGGAATATGCCTTTAGCAGCCCAGATTCGGTTTGTAGTGGATGCAGATCCCGATGTGATGGGAACTTAT